ATCTAGGCGTCGTCACCCTGACGGGTGATCTAGGCGTCGTCACCCTGACGGGTAATCTAGGCGTCGTCACCCTGACGGGTAATCTAGGCGTCGTCACCCTGACGGGTGATCTAGGCGTCGTCACCCTGACGGGTGATCTAGGCGTCGTCACCCTGACGGGTAATCTAGGCGTCGTCACCCTGACGGGTGATCTAGGCGTCGTCACCCTGATGGGCCAAAATGAAAAAACGGCCATAAAGGCCGCTTTCTGTGTTTATAGATCAAGTATCATCCAAATGAGCAGATATATAATGAGAAACTGTAAGAAAGCGGACATATATAACCTCTCTATAATGAAAACAGGATTATCACACTGAACATAAACAGAATGAAAAATATAATCAATCCTAATATCTGTAATATAATAGGCGGATCGGGGATTTGTTCGTGATACATATAAAACCTCTTTATTGCGGGTTATGATAGCATGTCCATACGGAGGAATGAATTATTTTGCAAGTTTTATAATCCCAGGATTGCTCTTTATGACGATACCATAAAACACGATCTTTTCCCTTCAGTAGTAAATGCTGGATGCGTAGGCGGTCATTATCATGCGCTAGTAACCGGCCCCCTTTTGTCCTAATCTGGAAGTTGCCGAAGCCTCTACGGTAGGAGTTTTCAAGTCTATCGTAAATGTTCATGATGTTATCCTTTTCGAACTAATGCTGTTTATAACTTATGTTTGTGTTAGTTTTATCCCAGCAGGCACGACACGCCTTGCATTTACCGCCTTGCTCCGGTGCTTTACAAATAAAGCCGGATGGTTCTGTGTCTTTATACACTGTGCTAGTGTACTGATAACCTCTCAGTGGTTTTTGATCAATCATTGGCGACGACACCCTGACGGTGAGATTGCCCGGAATATTGCCAGCATACGCGCGGATGAGTTTATACTCTTTGGTAGGGAGCCAAAATTTAATATGAGGCAATCTTTCGGCAATCTGTACGATTGCCTCCAAATGCTCCGCATTTTGAATATCCCCGGAGTCAAACCACCTGAAATATCCCGACCATTTCGCGCCATTGATGAGACTTGACATACTATCAATCCAGGCTTCCCAACCCTCGTTGTCGCTTGGTAGGTTGTCTAGATTGGCCTGGCGGCTGTTCTTAACATTTGGGAAGTTGTAATTACCTTTGCGCGCATAGCAATTATGGCATACGCTGCCCTTGATCGTTGATAATTTACCGCCAGTGTGGCAAGCCGTCGCGGGTAGCGACCATGAATTGCAAGGCATTTTCGAAGCTTTAGATAGTTTGCACACAATAATACTCCATAACAAATACGGCAAAATTGCCGATGTCGCATCCTATAATGTTATAAGCCGGGAGGTCAAATTGAATGTTTTTATAGGTGCATAAACAGGCTTTATAACCAGCATTCAACACCTTGTTATACTTTAGTTATATGTCTTTAGTTATATGTCTTTAGTTATATATCTTTAGTTATATATCTTTAGTTATATATCTTTAGTTATATATCTTTAGTTATATATCTTTAGCACTAGATATAGTGTTGGTCGTATACCTTTAGCACTAGATATAGCGTTGGTTATATACCTTTAGCACTAGATATAGCGTTGGTTATATACCTTTAGCACTAGATATAGCGTTGGTTATATACCTTTAGCACTAGATATAGCGTTGGTTATATACCTTTAGCACTAGATATAGCGTTGGTTATATACCTTTAGAGGTATCCGCTGCCACATGTTTATTACATGTAATTAAGAAGCATTCTCATTTGTGTACAGTCTTGTCCAGACATGTAATCGAGAAGCATTCTCATCCTCATTTATTACTGCCACTTGTCCGAACATCCTGATGACGGCATGGGGGTGGGGGGCTACTACTGGATAGTAACAGTGGCATCTCCATAGATTTACGAGAGGGTAAAATTAGACTTTATAGATTTACGAGAGGGTAAAATTAGACTTTATAGATTTACGAGAGGGTAAAATTAGACTTTATAGATTTACGAGAAACCACCACTATATAGATCTACAACGAACACTTTAGCCTCTACAAAACAATAAAGAGGCTAAAGCAACTACATCAGACTATGATGTACACTTTAGCCTCTTTAGAACTCTTTAGAACTCTTTAGAACTCTTTAGAACTCTTTAGTATTATTATAATAGTTATATATTCATAGAGCCCTCATCATTCATTTTCGCCCCCAACATAGTTAGATTATATCATGTAAGTCAATTCTTGTCAAGCATTATTTTGTAAGCATCTTGTTGTACTTAGGGTATTGACATTTCTTTCTGTTTTTGTTATACTAACTGGTAGCTACCGGAATATGCTTTATTTTTTATGGAGAATAGCTAACAATGGAAGAAGTTGTCGAGATCGGCCCGATCGGCCTAGAGACCGGCCTAGAAGGTAAACGGAAAAGAAGGACGAAGAAGGAAGTCAATGATCTTAGGAAATCATTAGGACTGACTACCTATAGCGAGACTAAGGTTGTTGTTAAGAAAAGCAGGGGTCGTCCTAGAAAACTGTCCATTGTAGCTAATACCGACAAAGCCCGTCAACAACAACTATTAGCAGCTTTGTTGAACAGTAAGGGCGAGCATATCATTTCACAGATCATTAACAAGGCACTAGATCCTGAGGACAAGGATCAGATAGCCTGTATGAAGATGTGTATAGACCGTATTCTACCAATGAGTTATTTTGATAAAAGTAAGGAAGTTGGTAACAAGGGCGTACAGATTACTATTGTAGGTGTTGGTCAGGGAACAGAACCACTGTTGGTTAATACTAGTAGCAACGAGCATAATTTGTTGGAAGAGGAAGAAGGGTAATGGCGTCTAAGTTTATTCCATACAATGTAATTCCTTCTTATAGAGATAAGAAGCGTATTACTAATGCGTCCTTGTTAGGATTACCTGAGTTTAAGTATTCTACTACTCCAGAACCTGTAGATTATCTGGCAGGGCAGGGTGCTGTTGAACCTATTTTTGGGCCTTCCGACATCATCCCCGACGCTTTAATGAAGTATCGGTAATGACAGACCTACAAGTAAAATTACATGAAGGACAACTAAAGATATTCAACGACCCTACGCGGTTTAAGGTTGTGGCTGCTGGACGACGTTTTGGTAAATCACGACTGGCTGCTTGGTTGCTGATTATTAAAGCACTTCAGTCGCAAAACAAGGATGTGTTTTACGTTGCTCCTACCTTCCAACAAGCTAAAGATATTATGTGGTCTTTGTTGAAAGAGATAGGACACGAAGTGATCGCCGCTGCACATGAGAATACAGCGGTGCTAACCTTGATTAACGGCAGGAAGATCTACTTGAAAGGCTCCGACAGGCCGGACACTCTTCGTGGTGTGGGTTTAGCTTATGCTGTATTGGACGAGTTTGCTGACATGAAGCCAGCAACCTGGGAGCAAATTATTCGCCCTGCTTTGGCTGATGTTAAAGGCGGTGCTTTGTTTATAGGAACCCCTAAAGGCAGAAACGCTTTCTACGAAATGTATAAGTATGGTCAGTCAGGTAAAGATAAAGATTGGACTTCCTTTCATTTTACCTCCTTAGATAATCCTCTTATACCTCCAGAAGAGGTTGAAGCTGCTCGTATGAGTATGTCTAGTTTCGCTTTCAAACAGGAGTTTATGGCAGCGTTTGAAGCAGCTTCTAGCGACCTGTTTAAGGAAGAGTGGGTTATTATCGAGGAAAAGGAGCCTAAAGAAGGTAGTTATTACATCGCTATTGACCTTGCTGGGTTTGAGGATGTAGCTAGTCAGGCTATGAATAAGAAGAAGTTACTTGATGAGACAGCCATAGCTGTTGTTAAAGTAACGGACGAAGGCAATTGGTATGTAAAGGAGCTGATTCATGGTCGTTGGGATATTAAAGAAACCGCTAATGAGATTCTTAAAGCGGTATCTAAGTACGAACCAAACGCCGTCGGTATTGAGAAAGGGTCTCTCAAGAATGCTGTGATGCCTTACCTTACGGATTTGATGCGTAAATACAACAAGTATTTCCGTATTGACGAAGTGACCCACGGTAACAGGAAGAAGATTGATCGTGTTGTCTGGTCTCTACAGGGGCGTTTCGAGCACGGTAGAATCACGCTTTGTGAGGGTCTCTGGAATAACGAATTTATAGATCAACTTCTAAATTTCCCTAATCCACAGATGCACGATGACCTTGTAGATGCGCTGGCTTATGTAGA